ATGCAACAACTTCGCGCAACCATCGTAGGTATCAAGTTCTTTGACGGCGACGTGGATGGCAAAACCTACAAGTCCACCACGCTGTTCGCACTCTTCCCGCTGGAAAACAACGGCCGTCAAAAGGGCATGTCCGTTGCCGAGCTGAAGAGCCCGGACCCGGCGCTTTACAAAAAGCTGGAAGCGCTGCCGTTTCCGCTCGAGGCCGACATCTCCGTCGAACAGGTCGTTGCACGCGGCCAGATCAAGATGGAAGTCGTTGACGTCAAGCCGGTCGGGCGCGTCAACGTCGCAACTGGCGAAGTTGCCGCGGTCGCGGCCAAACCGTAATGGCCAGCCTCAGGCCGGTGTGGATCGTCCAGGACAGAGATTCCGGCCTGTTCCTGTTTCCCGACGATGGCACCGTTGGCTTCACCCGGATGGTGAATGACGCCGGTCTTTTTGATTCAGAAGAGGCCGCAGTCGAAACCGCGATTGATTTTCTTGATCGCTGGTTGATTTTTAGTTTTTTTGTAAGAGAAGAATGATGGCGATGTGTTATTCGTTTGTCGTTTCGCAAACTTCCGGTGAGGGGCTTGCTGCTTATTCCGATACCGGTCGCCCTGCCATTCTTGTAAAAGTCGTTAATCTCGGCGCTATTGCTGATATGGCCTCTTGTCCGGGCTATGTCGCAATGACTGCTGCCGAAACCAGAGATGCGTTTATTGCTCAGGAGATTTTTTCTCAACCCACTCCCGAGCAATTTACCGCAGCAATCAGCGCGGGATTGATTGCCCCGTTGCTGTGTTTTGTAGTAGCTCGCCAATTCGGTGAAGTAATCAATTTTTTCAAATAGGAGTTTTTTATGAATCTGCAAAATCGTATTTCCCTCGCTGTCGTTCTCGCGCTTGCCGCTGTTTCGTCGCAAGCCGCCGCTATCAATATCGACTTTTCCCAGATTACTGGTGCGCTCGATGCAACGTCGATCATTACCGGCATTGCTGCTGTTGCCGCGATTGCCATCTCCCCGCGTTTCGCGCGTTGGGGCTTTAAGCAGGTCATGTCCTTTTTTGCCTAAGCCATTTTAATGGCGGGGGCTTCGGCCCCTTTTTTTATTGGTGACTGAAATGATTTGGCTCTTTTCGTCTTTCTTACTCGGATTGCTTTGCGCATGGGCAATTATTGCGGGGCTTAAATGATTCGTCTACTCGTATTGTTTGTTCTGTTGTTTTTGTCCGCCAAATCATTTGCTGTTATTGAATACTCCTCCAATGGCGGTATTAATTGGCAGACAAATCCATCGATGATGTGTGGTGGTTTCACCGGCGTTAAGGGTATTACATGGCGCGGGGACCCTACGGTTTTTCCTCGTTATGGAGTTGCAACAGTTGGTTGCGGTTGCGGTATTAATTATGATCCGTGTAATCTGCAATCAGATGTTCGCGAGTTGATGGGGCCTACGCCTACCCCGTTTCCAACTAGCCCACCAGCTACCCCCGGTCCTAATCCCTGCAGAGCTGGAACTAATTTAGGTACCGGCGATTGGTATTCGTCGTCTCCTAATACTGCAGCGTCGTCATGTATTGGCGGTTGTGTTGCGTTATTTACCGGCACTAGCGCATCTAAATCCAGCGTTATTGGTGGCAAGACCCAATACGGTTCGCATGGTTCGTATACGCAGACAGGTACGTCTTGTACGGCTGCCGATGGCAATGGGGCACCACAGTTGTTTACCACGCCTCCGCCTAATACATGTGGTGCTAATCAGGATTCGGCTGTCATGAACGGCGTTCTCAAGTGTTTTGATCGCGTTACTCCTGCTCCGGTCCCTTCCGGCCCTCCCAGCACTGGCGGCACACCTGTCCCTGGTACTACCCCTGCGCCAGGTGGTACGCCCGTTCCAGGCGGCACGCCTGTTCCTGGTGATGGCGGCGGCGGCGGCGGCGGTGGCGGTGGTGGCGGCGGCGGTGGTAATCCCACTGGTACCCCTGGAACTGGCACAACAGGTGTTCCCGTTCCTACCGGCGCGCCCGATGATGGTGATCCGGGTCCCCTTGGTTTGAAAGGGCCGAAGGATGGATTTTATAAAAAAGGCGATTCCACATTTAAGTCAGTTGCGTTAGATAAAATTGATGAGTTAAAAAACGCTCCAATTGTTAGTGCGGCAATTCATTTTTTTGATATATCCGCAAATGGAACTTGTCCTGTTTATGCCTTGCCTACAATTTCCGTAATGGGCCATTCGATTGGTGGCAATGTTATGGATATGTTTTGTTCTCAAATTGCATATCAAATTTACGCGGCTATAAAAGTGATGCTTGCTTTGATTGCCACTTGGGCAGCATTTAAATTCGCTATTTTACGATAGGCTATATATGTCCATCATTTCCAAGATTAAAGATTATATTGTTGAATTTGGGCAATTTATTACTGATACCATAATGAGTATCGCTCAGGCATTTAAAGATTTGCTTTATGATGCCATGCTCTCAATTTTTTCTGCTTTGATGGATATGATTATCGCTTTGGTGAATAGCATTCAAGTGCCTGAATTTATTTTAAAGGGTATTTCTTCGCTAATTGCCCAGTTGCCGCAATCGTTGCAATTTTTCTTGAGTGTCTGCGGATTTGCAGAGGCGTTTTCCATTCTTGGTATTGGTGTGGGCGTTCATTTGATTCGTAAGTTCGTGACTCTTTTCCAGTGGTGATGACATGCTAATTTTCCATGAGGGATTGCCCGGTGCTGGTAAGTCGTATGAAGCGATGGTCAAGCAAATTATTCCGGCGCTGCAAAAGGGTAGGGCGGTATTTACCAATATCCGCGGCGTCAATCATCAGAAAATTGCCGAAGTTACCGCTATTGATATAGAGCTTGTTGAGGCGTTGATTAAGTGTGTATCCCCTGAGGATACTAAAACGCTCCTCGAAATTGCTGAAAATGATTCACTGGTGGTCATTGACGAAGTTCAAAACCACTGGCCGTCTAAGTCCGGCAATATGAATCCAAAAGAACAGGAATGGGTTACTGAGCATCGCCATCTTGGCATTGACGTTGTTTTGCTTGGGCAGGATCGCCGCGACGTTCACCCTATTTGGCGCCGTCGTATTGATCAGTTATTTGAATTTCGCAAACTCGATGCCTTGGGCGCAACAAAGCGTTATGCGTGGATTTGTTCAAAAGCGGTCAAATCTGAAGAATTTCAGCAGATCAGTAAGGGCGTTGGGAAATATGACGAAAAGTATTTCGGCACATATGCTAGTCATCGTGAAGAAACGACAAATACTGAAACTCATGCGGATGATCGTGGCAATATATTTAAGCGATCATTGGTTCGTGTGGGTGGCCCTCTTGTTTTGGCCGCTGTTGGTTTGGCTATTTTTTTCTTGTGGAGTTTTTTTCATCCTAGCAGGCTGGTGAGAAACTCCCAACCCCTTGCAGCAAGCGGAGTTTGAGGCAGAATTCCGCCTCAAACCAGCCACCTACTTTCCCCATTTCCTATGCGCGGCCAAGAGAATCCACAGTCGTCGATGTTCAGCTACGTCAGCCTCGAACATCGTGTTCCCGCCGATCACCCACTGCGCCGCTTGCGCCTGCTGGTCGATGGCATCCTCGCCAACATGAGCACGATGTTCGATGAGCGCTATTCACATACCGGCCGCCCGTCGATTCCACCCGAACACTTGTTGCGAGCGCTGCTGCTGCAAATCCTGTTCACCGTGCGCAGCGAA